TATAGCCGCCACCTTGCTCTTTGAAAGAGGAACGCTGCTTATGATGCTATATTCGGCCCAGTGCGAATTTGAGCCGTAAAATCTGCTTCTATCGTATTTGATAGAGCCGTCATATTTCTGCCCTAAATTTCCCTCTACTATGATCGCTCCGCTATCGATCGCATTCACTGCCTTTTTGACCGCATAGAAGGTACCCGAATAGTAGTGAATTTTAAAGGCCTCTTTGATGAGCAGCCTTGCGACGGTATCATTTAGCCCTTCTATATTCACATCCAGGCTATCTGCCAATATCCCAAGAAGCGAAGCGGGGCAACTATCCGCCAGGATATTTATCGTGCCTATATCAAGCTCTGCAAGGCTGAAGCCAAAAAGATCGTCGAGCTTCTTGTCAAATTTAGGCTTTCCGCTAGGTAGGATACTCATAGATTAGCCTTTGCGAAGCTGAGCTCAAATTTGATTTTCACAAAGCTATCCACGTCCGCTTTTATGTCGGCAGCAGGCTGCTTTAAATTTACTCGATACACCCCCTCGCGGTGCAGAGTAGAATAGATATAGCTTAAATTTAGATCCTCGCCTAGGCTTAGACTAGTTCTGCTTGCCTCGATTTCGCTTTGAACCCTCGCTTGTAAAAGCATATCTTTTAGCTCAAGCTCGGCTTTTATTACGGCGTTTATAATTTTGGCATTCTCTACGACTACGGTGTCGCAAAGCGGTCGCACCCGCTCGCCGCTCAGGTAGCTTTGCACATCCGCTCTCGTCTCTTCGCTCATATCGGCAGTTTTTAAAAAGAGCTTCACGATACCGGGTCCTCCGTTTATCGCGCTTACTTCTTCTACCTTGGCGTTCGCGCTTAGAGCATGGTAGATATAGGCTTTCCTGCTTCCCGCCGTAGAAAATCGCTCCAGCGAAAGCACGGCGCGATCGCGCAGCCTCTCGTCGTTCTCCTCATCTGCGCCGCCTTCAAAGCGCGATGTTTGACGCGCCTTAAGCACGAATGAAAAAGGCGTTTGGATAAGCTCGCATTTTAGATCGCTTTGCTTGACGAAGGTCTGCAATACGCTATGGCCCGTACCCTTTAGCTGCCCCGCTGCGATCGTGATGTCATCTTTGATAGCGGCAAGCTCGCCGGAGCTTGCACACAAGATAGTGCCTTTCGGAATTAGTACGTCCGAATCGCGCGCCATACTTAGGGCGAATTCCACCTCCGCTACGGGCTTTTCGCCCTTTTTGCGCTCTATACCGTACATCGCAACGATATTGTCGAGATCAGCCCCTTGCGCAAAAGGTAGCAGCATAGATTTTACGGCGCTATTGATACGGGCGCGCAAAAGAAGCTCACGATATGTGAGCGTCTCAAGCAGAGCCGAAAAGCGGTCGCTCTCAAGCAAAGCAATCTCATCATCGTTTAAATAACCTTTAAAAAGCCCTTTAACGGCTTTTAAAATTTCATCATAGCTGAGCTGCTCAATGACGTTCGGGTATGGTAGGTTTTTTAAAAAGCTCATATTTCCACTCCGATCTCTTTACCGTTAGTAAGCAAAATTTTAAAGCTTAGCTTGTGATCTTTGAGGCTTATTAGCTTAACTTCATCTATTTGCACTCTCTTTTCCCATCTTTGCACCGCTTCAATGACGAAGTAGCTAAGATCGGCTCTAAACTCATCATTGACCCGCCTATCTATCAGCTCAAAAAGGCGGC